TGTGCTTTGATAGTAGCAAAAGAAACAGTGAAAGCTGTAGACACATTGTTAGATGAAGGGCCTAACCCAGAAAAGAAAAAGAAAATATTAGAAAAGAAAAAAAAGAAACAGGATAAGGCAAGAGAGTTTTATTGTAGTAAAGTTAATGATGAGGAGAAATGCGGATGATAACCACAGTAGATATAGAAACAACTTACGATGCTAACTTTAATCCTTCTCCCTTTGTTCCAGAAAATAAACTAATCTCAGTGGGAATAAACGATAAGTATTATTTTTTTTATCACACAGAATTTAACGGAGACACTTCTAAAAATTTTAAAGAGGTGCAAGATTTACTAGACACTACTACTTTACTTGTTGGGCATAATATAAAATTTGATTTGATGTGGATGTTAGAAGCAGGATTTAAATACAGTGGTGCTGTTTATGATACTATGATTACTGAATATGTTTTACTACGAGGTACAAAACAATCATTAAAATTATCAGAGTGTTGTAAGCGAAGACACTTAGGAAAGAAACTTGGAGATACAATTGATAAGTATATTGAGGGTGGCAAAGATTACAGTTACATTCCTATAGATATTTTAGAAGAGTATGGAAGAAAAGATGTAGAGATAACGAGAGAGTTATATGATTCTCAACAACATAACTTACGAGAGGCAACACATCTACAGAAAAGTATTACCATGATGAATCAATTTCTTTTAGTCTTAATAGAAATGGAACGCAATGGTATTTATATTGAAACTGATTTACTTGATAAGGTAGAGAAAGAATTTACTGCAGAGTACCATCAAGTACACAACAAAATAAAAACTATAATTCAACGAGTTATGGGTGATACCCGTATAAATTTATCAAGCCCAGAACAATTATCATGGATGGTTTATAGTAAGAAAGTTGTAGATAAAAAAGTTTGGACTGAAACATTTAACATTGGTATTGATAAAAATACAGGAAGACAAAAGAAAAGAACACGCCATTCTGATAGAGACTTTCAAGGTATTGTAAATAAATGGACAGAGCCAGTGTACAAAACTTCTGCAATACAATGTAATAATTGTAAAGGCGTAGGCTACATACAAAAATTTAAAGTTGATGGTAACCCTTATAAAAATATGTCTAAGTGTTCTCCTTGCAATGCAGAAGGTGTAAAATACATAGAGAGAGAACAGATAGCAGGATTTCAAATACCAACTAAGTTTGCTAACGATGTTTCTGATGGTGGATTTAAAACAGATAAAGAAACTTTAAAAAAGATTGCATCATATAATTCTGGTTTAATTAGAGAGTTTGTTGAATTAGTTACAAGGTATGGTGCATTAGAAGTATGGCTAAGTACATTTGTTAGAGGAATAAAAGATGCACTGCTCGGTAATTTTTTACACCCTGCTTTTATGCAATGCATTACAGCTACCGGAAGATTGTCTAGTAGAAATCCTAACTTTCAAAACCAACCAAGGGCAAAGACATTTCCTATACGACAAGTAATTAGGTCTAGGTTTGATGGTGGCAAGATTATGGAAATAGATTATGCCCAATTAGAATTTAGAGCCGCAGTATTTTTGGCCCAAGACAAACAAGGTATGGAAGATATTGTTAATGGCATTGATGTGCATCAATACACTGCAAACATTATTGGTTGTTCTAGGCAAGAAGCAAAGCCACATACATTTAAACCTTTGTATGGTGGTAAGTCTGGCACAGAGAATGAAAGAAAATATTACAAAGCATTTTTAAATAAGTATAAAGATATATCTAAATGGCATACTGAATTAGAGAACAAAGCAATAAAAACAAAGATGGTTACTCTTCCCACTGGGAGACAATATTGTTTTCCATACATAAGAAGAATGTCTTGGGGAGCATCTAACTATCCAACACAAGTAAAGAATTATCCAGTGCAAGGATTTGCAACAGCAGATGTTGTACCTCTTGCGTGTATAAATATACATAAACTGATGAAAGAACATGGGTGTAAAAGCCTATTAATAAACACTGTTCACGACTCGATAGTAGTCGATGTGTACCCGACTGAAGTAGAAGTTCTAAGTAAAATACTAAAACAAGGATGTCTTGATGTTAAGCAGGAACTAAAGTCTAGATACGATATAGATTTTAATGTACCTCTTGATGTAGACGTAAAGATGGGAATAGATTGGCTTAATTTAGAAGAAATACATTGACAAGTTCTTTTAATAATCTAATCTTAAATTTTTAATGTTACCTTAAAGGAGGTATTTTATGAATGAATTATCAAACATAGACAGTATGTCTAATGCTGATATTATGGCGGCCATTGGTCAGTCAAAAGGCACTAACCTTCCCCTTCTTCCCAAGCTATCTATTAATAGAGAAGCTACAGATGATGAGGGAAACCAACTCCCAGTGGGAGTATTTAGAACTTACGATACTGTAAGTGAGCAAAGCGTATTTGGAAAGCCAGTTAAGATAAGGCCTTTTATAAATGCGTTTCAATGGATGAAGTACGATGAAGAAGCTCAAGCATATTCTAATCGCTCTATAATCTTTACTGATTGGGATGCCCACCAGTATGATATACAAGGCACAGAAAAATGTGGTAGAGTCAATAGAAAAGAGTGGGACAATCTTACCCCAGATAAATTAGTAGAACAAAAAAAGGTTAGAGCATATCGCCTAGTCTATGGTCTACTAACTATGAAAGGTAAGACAGCATCTAAAGATGATGTAACTCTTGAGGATTATCCTGTTCTTTATCGTGTCTCTGGATTAAATTACAATCCCATTGGACTTGCTATTGAGAGTCTTGGTAGACAGAATAAGATTATGTTTAGACATAATATATCTTTAGATACTGAAAGAAAAAAGACAGGCTCTAATGTTTTCTATGTAGCTAAGACATCTATTGAAAATGCACAGATTGATTTTTCTGCAAAGGATAATCAGACTATGGATATATTCAAAGCTGTTATGGAAAAAGAAAATGCTAGTGTAATGGATAGTTACAACGAGGCTATCAAAAGTAAAACTAATACCCAAGATATTGCAGACGCAAAAATCTTAGAAAAGGTATCAGCATAACATGTCCAATGTAGTTGAAACACTACAGAACTTTTTGGCACAGGCTTGTAAAGAGCCTGTGTCTGTATCATCAGAAATTATTGATGAGTTTGGAGAGTTGTGTAAAGAAGCATTTAAAAAACAATTTACACAAGAGAGGGAAAAGAAATTTAGAATTAGAATGTCCAACATAGGTAGGCCCATATGTCAATTGCAAATGGAAAAAGAAAACAAGGGTGCTGACATTGAAGAGCAACCTTATAATTCTAAGCTAAGAAATATGTTTGGAGATATTATAGAAGCAATAACTTACGCTATGATGAAAGCCTCAAATGTAGATGTAAAAAATTATCAGAAGAAAGTTAAATACAAAATACACGATGAGTTAGAAATGTCTGGAAGTATTGATGTAGAAATAGATGGTAAAGTTTATGATATTAAATCCGCTAGTCCTTTTTCTTATGATAAAAAATTTGGAAAAGATGGTGGAGGATTTACTAAAGTTGCAGAAGACGATGTGTTTGGGTACTTATCCCAGGGGTATTTGTATGCAGAGTCTCTTAACAAACCTTTTGGTGGATGGATTGTAATTAACAAATCCACAGGAGAGATACAACTTACTGCTCCTCCCACTGATGATAGACAATACAAAGAACAAGCAATAGGTTTAGCTAAACGCAATGCTGAACATATACTTACTGGTAAAGAGTTTAAGAGATGCTTTACTGATGAAGAAGAAACATTTAGGCAAGTAAAAACTGGTAACAGAAAACTTGGAACTATCTGTTCTTTTTGTTCGTACAAGAAACCTTGTTGGGGTGACAAGATAGAGTTCCTACCACAGCAACAATCAAAGGCCCGTAATCCGAGATGGTTTTGGTATACGGAAGTTAATCAACCTAGAGAGGATAACAATGTCGGATGATAAGGCCAATGGCAAAGATAAATATAATTTTGGGGAAGGTATAACTATAGTTATATCTCCTCAGTCCCCTAGCACATTTGCTTGTGGTATAGACAAAGGTTACGAAGACGATACAGCAGAGAAGACTGCAGTAAAGACGATAGCATTAGGCCTTTGTGAATTAGCATTACATCAACCAGATATGGTGTTTGAAGTAGGGTTAAAAGTTAGGTCACAGATGGAAGCAAACCTTTATGATGCTGACATAGATGAAAATAACAACATAGTGGATATAGAAGAATGGCTAAAAAAACTCAAAAAACCAACCCTAAATTAAACAACAACAATAAGTTTGACCTTGATTTAAAGTATGGACAGATGCGTGAGAAACAAGTCCACAATATGTTTTATAATAAGAAGATTGAAGTTAAAACAGAACGAGACTGGTGGGCTAAGACAGGTAACATAGCTATTGAAGTAGCATGTAATGGTAAACCCAGTGGGATTAGCGTTACTAAATGTGACTACTGGATACATGTACTAGCCATTGGTAAAAAAGATTACTGTAAATTAGTATTTCCTATTGACAGAATAAAAAAATTAACTAAAAAATATAAAGATAAATCAAGAATGTTAGGAGATAGAAACGCATCTAAGTGCATCCTAATACCACTAAAAGAATTATTTAATAAGGAGAATATAGCTTAATGAAAAGCGTAGATATTTTAAAGAAAGCAGTTAGTTATGTAGGAGATAGCAGAGAAAAAGAGTATGGTAATAAATTAAAGAACCATGACAACATTGCAAAATTGTGGTCTGCCTACAAAGACATAGAGTTTACAGCTAGAGATGTAGCTGTAATGATGGCCTTACTTAAAGTTGCTCGAACAAAGCAAGGTAAAGTATCAGAGGATACCTTTATAGATGGGGCCGCATACATGGCAATAGCAGGAGATATACACGATGAACTTCATAATAAATAGAGAACAAGTTGAGAAACTTATAAACTACCTATTTACCAGACCTTATAAAGAAGTGTTTGGTCTAATAGAAATGTTATCTAAAAATCTAAAAACTTTGGATGATAATATTAATCCAGACTTTGTTAAGAAAAATGACGACCCTTCCAAAAAAAAATAGTTCCACTCTAATTAACCTCGAAGTGAAGTTAAATAAAGATGGAACTATTAGTTTTGATTATGATTATGTTAGCCCAGATACTTTTGTGTCTGAGGTTAACAGGGTCAACCCAGACTTTCCTCACACCCACACAATAGCGGCTATGATTAGAAATACTGTTACTGAACTAGATTATATTGGTAGTGAGATGAGAAAACTATTAAGGTCTATCTAGATTCGTATGGGTCTACATAGAAATAATGTTCTCCGTATTTTTTACCACCCGACTTTGAGTCTTGGTTAAAATACAAAGCACCCCCAGTATTGTCTTTTACTTTACCTGTTAATAAATCCCTAGCTATGTTAAGGGCTTTTACATATTTCTCTTCATGAGTTTTTCTAGGGTTATTAAATCTATCTTCGAACTCTGTAACCCCTAAGAAGTCTCCACTTCTAATTAATTTTTCTATTTTAGTTTCTCCTTTTCCAATACTAAACCCTGTTTTTTTATTTGCTCGGTTAACTACAACACTTGCCATAACTAACATCTCCTCTTCGTTTAAATCCTTATCCCCTGCTTCAGTGACA